AAAAAAGAGCAAAAACACCACCAAGAAAAGGTAGAACAAAAACAAAAAAGAAAACACCATCAATTTCAAAATCAAGGTCGAAAACAAGAACACAAACACAAAAAGGAGGAGTTAAACATAAAACAAAGCGTTCAAAACATAATACAAGAAAATCCAAACGTAAATAAATTAAAAATAACATAAAAAATAATATTAAAAATTCAATATTATTTTTACCTATCCTTATCTATTTTAATTTATACTATTTATTCATTAGTTTTACTTACAACGTTTTCAATTATCTCATTTACGGTATTATTTACAATATCATTTAAATTATTAGAGATATCCATATGTTTTCTCTTACGATTAAATTTAAATTGTGAATCATTATCTTTCTTATTTAATTTTATTTCATAATCAAAATAACACATATCATTATTATTATTTATATAATAAGGCGTTTTATACCAAGAACCTTCATTTTTATCGTAGATGAAATCTACATATATTTCTTTACATACCATATAAGTGTTTTTAGCAGCACTCTCAAACATTTTAAATGGCATTCCTATGATTGTTTCTGTTCCATCTTTATTTTTTAAAATACCACTATTAAACAATTCTTTAAATTTTTTTTTAGTTGAATACTTTGATAAACAATGAACTAATTTATAAATATCGTTTTTAACTTTATCAAATTTCTCCACCGAAATTCCATTTTCTTTTTCTTTCGCTAATGTGTTTAATACATTTCTGGCCTTTGAAATAAAAGGGTCAATAACATAATCGTAATCATTTAAAATATCACAATCATATTTTTTTTCAAAACCTCTCTGGAAACCATTTTTCCATTCAACCGTTTCTTGATCATCATATTTAAAATTATATAAATCTATTTCTGTGATTGGAAAATGACTCGCCTTGTAAAATCCTCGTTTGTATTCCAAATCTTTATTCATACGAAGACATGATTGTTGTTTTTGTACTATATATTGATTATTTACATCTATAGCTTTATTCATTTGTTCTATTCTTTTTTCTAATTTTTCTTTTTTTATATGGTGTTCAGATAAGGCATCTTTTGTTCTAGTAATAACATCGCGAAACATATTAAATTCATGAGTTACAGCATTCATATCAATATCATCATAATCCCACTTATGATATCTTGTATAATTATTTCTACACAAAGGACATGTATTTGATTCTTTCAACCATTTAAAGAAGCATTTACTACAAAATGAATGCTTACAAGGTGTAGAAACACAATTGTCAACTGTTAAATCATCATAACATACCCCACATTGTTTTGTAGTTTCTTCCATTTTTTTATCTTTGTTTTCGGTTTGTTTGTTCATTTTTATTGATTTAAAACTTTTTTTTAAATTTTAAATCAATTTATTCCAATAAATCTTGGTCCAATAAAGAGTAAATATAATTCTTTAATTTATCTTTATTATAAAAAGAAACTTTATAATTTATACCTTGGTTTTTCATTGGATATGAAAAATACCATTTATTTAATGCTTCTTCATAATCTAATGTAATCATTGCTGTTTCATTATTTTTTTTACAATAAGCAAATAATTGTTTTACTTCAGAATTGACATTATTATCCTTATATTCATAGTAATTTAGTTTAACAAATTCTTTTTCACAAGAAAAAACCATCGGTAAATCTAATACTAAATTATATAATCAATCTTTTAATATATTTTAATAAATATTTATCATCTTAAAATATTTATGTTATGTATATATAAGATATGAATACATTAGGAAGAAATATAGGTATTACACAACCTCGTCCAAATCCACCAAGACCAAATAAAGCAAAAACCATAAATGCTAATTATCAATATCCAAATAGCATTAAAAATAGTTATTACAATACATTAAATTTTGGAACACCAACCGGATCAAATAGAAAGTTAAAAGCATATAATCATGAAAAAGCGACGGTGCATAACATGGGGAATTTAACAAATCAACAACAACGAGATGGTGTAACTACAACAGATAAGGTAAATGTGCAAAATAAAATTGGACAAATGGACCGTCTTAATCGTATAAAGGCAATGGCAATCAATCAATCCAAATAATTTTAAAAATATATAGTGCTACATAACAATATATATTTTCAATAATTAAATAGAATTTAATGATGGTCTGTTAGACATTGGATATAATTTGTTATTTAATTTAAATCTTAAAATAATTCCTGTTCCAGCAGATAAAAAAATAAATACATGCCATAAAGAATGATATAAAATATATTCTTTATCGCTGGTTGTAGAATAGTAAAAATAACAATAAAAAGAACCGATACAAAAAACAACACAAGACAGACAAGTAAATATAAAAAATTTAAGAAATCGAATAATTGTTTTATATTTTAAAACAAATGTTATAAATGTAGTAATAATTAACAAGTAAATAATGATAGCATATAAATCAAAAAAATATAAACATAATAATAATGTATCCATACCATAACTTACAATATAAAACCAAGGTTCTCTTATTCTACAGCAATATAAAACAGTAGATACAATTAAAGCAGATGATTGTTGTGCGTCTAAAAAGGTCCATACACTTTTATTATTAGCACTTAAATTAATAAATTCATCATCATTAACATGATAAGAATGGTATAAAAGTGAAAAAAATAAAGTATATAAAAATCTGGTAATTAAAAATAAGCTTTCTTTTTCTTTTCTTATTTTGTAATTCCATATCAAACATCCTATTGGAAATAAACTACTACAATGTGTTACAATAAGCCAAATAGCTGTCATATTAGTTAATTAAAATATAGTGCTATGTTTAAGCAAGTTTATAAAATCATTTAAACGATAAATGAATTTATAATGTTTTTATAATTAGCGACTCAAGGGGTCGAACCTTGGACCTCCGCGTTATGAGCGCGGCACGCTAACCTCTGCGCCAAGTCGCTATAAATTATACACCACCATTGTTTACCACTTTATTTTAAAATTATATTTATTTTACACCAACTTGTTGCCAGATGAGGGGTTTGAACCCTCGCCTCCTAAGAGACTCGATCTTAAGTCGAGCGCGTTAGACCACTCCGCCAATCGGGCGCGAAAAGTTGTATTTTATATTTATTTTTATTGACTTTATTAATTTTTTCAAATTAAAGTCAGATCCGGACAGTGTGAATTGAACACACGACCAATTGATCTACAGTCAATCGCTCTACCAACTGAGCTATATCCGGCATTACAGCCAACCAACAACATACCCTATCCAACAATCAACCTACCTATCCAACAATCAAACATACCCTCTATTGCGTATTATAAGGTCGCCACCTCCGCTCAAAATAGGGGTCGAACCTATGACCTCACGATTAACAGTCGTGCGCTCTAACCAACTGAGCTATTCGAGCTCATACGCCAATGCGTCTGTATATACTATGTGGTATTTCTTTAAATTAATTTTATATATTATTTAATAAATAATAGTCGAGTTAAACAATATAACAAAATAAGTTAAATATAATGTAAAAAAAATATTAATGTTAATACAAGAAAAAAAACGAAAATCTATATGTAGTATTTTATACGACAATTTAACTTTTTTATGCAATCATTTAAGTGCTAAGTTACATGATGATTTATTAATTGGTACAGAACACAGTAGAAAAATTATTCCTGATTGTACTACCCCATCTAGAGGATTTACTATAGAAGAACCCGTTTTGTCACAATCAGAAAAAGTAGATATAATAATAACAGATCCTAAATTTGGAATGTTTTCATTATTTAAATACCATATCACTAGAGGATATAAAAATGAAAAGTTAAAAGAAAAGAATGCTTTTTATTGTAGTCATGTATTTTCATTGTTGGCTGCTTTACCCATAATTATATTTATAGCACAATGGTCTATTTATATAGCAATGGTAGCAAATGAAATAGATGGATATGATGGTAGTATTTGTCCAAATGCTTCTGATTGGAAGCGAAAATTAATAATGTTTGGTGCTTCTTCGGTTTATTTTGTGCGCTCTTTTTTTCTTTGGGATAATTTAACAGATAGAACACGTCTTCAAAAGTTAACACCTAGTATAGATATATTGGTTATGATTGATACATTTCAAGAATTTGGATTTAATTTATTTGTTTATGTGGCTAATTTATGGATCATATTTAAAGAAGATAACTTGTATGATATGGTGTTAAATTGTGTAGCAATGGAGTTTTTAATGAACCTAGACAACGAATTTGAAGAAATGTATTTTAAATATTTACCAGAATCAGCGGATGATATTTATGATAATGTTTTTGTATCATATACAATAAATCAAGAGCATATTAAAGAAAGGAAAAAATCAAAATGTTTTAAATTTATAACAGCAGGAGCATATTTACCCTTTAAATTATTAACTATTTCATTAATGTTATTTCCTGTTCTTTGTTTTATAATGATGATATATAGTCCGCTATGTAAATAATTGTATCATTATATTATTAATTACATCAATATACAAATAAATTTATAAAGTTTACAAATTTATTTATAATTATAGTATATAATTATGACTCATAACCAATATACGGATTATAAACAATATTTAAAATGTAAAGATTCAAATTATTATTTTAATGAAGCAAAAAAATTACAAAGCAATAGTTCAACGGATTATGAATTGATTTCAAAAACATTTTACAAATCTATTATTTTAAATAAAAATAATGTTGATGCAGAATACTCGATACGAAATATGATTTCACAAGGACAAATTACCACTCAAGAATGTTTAACTGCTAAAATAACTGCTCGTGCTGAATTATTACAATGTTATAGTGTTACAGATTTAAAGTAATTATTTTTGTATAGGCAAAATATTACCACTTAACTCTACTATTTTATTTGTAGTTTTATCCAAAACAGTAAGTTTATTATTAAAACATACAGGAATACCACTTTCATATACCATTCTTGTAAACTCTTCATCTTCTTTTTCTTTAAGTTTTTGTGATTGTTGTTGTAATCGTGATGTTTCTAAATCAAACTCAGCTTTCATTTCTTTAAAACATTCATCTAATTTTTCTTTTTCCGTTTTTTTAAATTTAGTATATTTGGCCATGGTGTATACCAAAGTAAGGGAATATATTTTATAACAAAATAAATATTTTTAAATTGTTATAAATATAGCTTTTAACACAAATATATCAAAAAGTAATTAAATTATATAAAATTGATTTAAAAATAATCATTATAATTATTATTATAACAATCATGAGTTTACTATTTCATAATAATACTGTTAGTTTATACGATAATTGGTATGAATCCCATGCCTCACTATTAAGAGCTGTATGTCTAGAATTGGGACATTCAGACAAAATCAATGAATTGATGGAGAAATTTGTTGGTGAAAAGATGAAAATGAAAGCAAAGAAAAATAAAAATTTGCCTAAAAAACCTAAATCAGCTTACTTCTTTTACTGTGATGATAAGCGACCAGCATTGTTGGAAAAAGCAAAAAAGAAAGGAGGTAAGGTTAATATTGGAGCAGTAGCAAAAGAATTGGGTGAAATGTGGAGAAAGTTGAAGCCAGAAAAGAAAAAGAAATATGAACAGCAAAACCTAAAAGATAAGGAAAGATATGAAAAGGAAATGGCTGAATATATGCAAAAACATGCTTAATTGAAAACAATTATAATAGTCCTAATTAAATAATAACAAAAACAAAATATTAAATTAGTAAATCATTAATATAATATTTTTTTATTATAAATGAAAAAATCATATAAATTAGATAATAAACACAGTTCAATAAAAAACGCAAATCAATCCCATCTTAAGAAAAAAAATAATAATACAATAGAAAAATTAAATATTGATTTAAACGTCGATAATTACACCATAAATGATATGAAATTATTTATTCGGTTATCAAATCAAGAAGAGTATAATTATTATGAATTAAAAGAATGTGTGGATAAAAAAATACAAGCTATATCACAATTAAATTTAAGTTTGGAAGAGAAAAGCAAGATTATAAATTTTATTAAACGAATACATTTTTCATTAAAAGACAAATTAAATATCAAGGGAAATAACAATTTAGCTGGTATAATGGATGAATCTTATTCTATTACTGATTTACAACAAGATATTAAAAAATTATCTTCTGTAGTTCAAGAAAGACGAGAAAAAGAACTAGAATCGATTTATATTAGTCCAGTAAATCAAGGTGTTGTAAATGACTTAAAAAGAAATATAATAACAAGTCAACTTAGTATTGATACAAAGTTTAGAAAAAATTATTTTAGTTCAAAAAGTAGTAATTTTACAATTAATCTTGCTACTCCTTTAAAAAATGTTATTTCTATGAAAATGTCTTCTATGGAAATAGCAAATATACAACATGTTATATCAGAAACATTAGGAACAAATGGATTTAAAGTAACCAAAACCCCTTCCTCTGGAAGTAGTGTTACCGCTACAATAAAAATTCCAAGTGGTAATTATGATACTACAACATTGGAATCAACGTTAATAGGTGTATCTACGGATGTAAATACACTTGCTTATGCTGGATGTAGTATATCCATAAATTCAAACACAATGAGAGCAACCATATCAGGGTCTTCCAATGGCGATCGTTTGGAATTGGATTTTCAAAATTTAGTTCATCAAAATGCTCCTCCAATGAAAACATTGGGTTGGGCATTGGGGTTTAGAAAAAGACACTATAAAGGTCAGCAATCTTATACTGGAGAAGGAACAGTTGATTTAGCTGGATGTAAATATATATTTTTATGTATCAATGATTTTAAAAATACCACACAAGATGTTTGTACCATTCTATATGAAAATTCATTTTTAAGAAAACATATACTAGCGAGAATACCGATGAGAGAAGGAAAAGGAGCTGTTTTATTTGATGATCCATCAGATAAAATAACGAAAAAAAGACATTATTTTGGGCCAGTAAATATTGATAAGTTACACATACAATTAATAGATGAATATGGAATGGAAATAGATATGAATTATAATGATTATTCTTTTGCCTTAGAATTTGACATACTATATGAAAAATAATACAAGACATCTAATAAACAACTTACAAGACAACAAATAAACAATTAGAAAAACAACAAATATATATATAAAATGACAATTTTATATATATCATGGATTTATCAAAATATTCTATTTTTAAATTAAACATCTCTCCCATTTCAAAAGACGAAAGTGGGAGAGATGAGTTTCATTTAGAATGTATAAAAAAAATAGACGGTAAACTTTTAAGAAACACAATAACATCTAAAAATAAATATGTTAAAATAGATCATTATTACTTACAAATAAATCCCAAGTCTAGTATTCAATTATTTAATAATATAAAACAAGCATTGACTTATAAATTTAACAATATCACAGAACTAAACTACAAATCACCTGTTCAAACATTGCAAGAGCATTATATTATGATGCTTTCACAAAAAATATTTGGAGTTCCTAATTTACATGAACCTTTTAAAAATATTCATAAATTAAAAGATACCATAGAATCAGCAATCGATGAAATGATTTATCGTTTTTTAGATATAGAAACATATAATAATAAAACATACTTAAAAGAATTGATTAATATAATTCAAGAAAATCAGTTTATATTGAATTTTCAATGTATAATTAAGCCACCTCCAGAATTAAATAGATACAATATTCATGAAACTATATGGAATATGAATATACTAGTTGATTAAATATTTAGTTAGTAAATAGAAAAACAATATATATATTTGTATATAATGAGTGGTAATTTAATATTTGAAATTCCGGTAATATTTGATATGAGTGGAGATTTAACTTTATTTGGAGAAGTACCGGCTGAAGATTTGGTAGAACACCATTTAGTTTGGACGTGTCCAACAACCGATTTATCTGCTTCAAGATTAGAAAATTTATTTTTAATAGGTGATTTAAGTGGAGGTAGTAATTTATTTTGGGCTCGCGCGGATAATTCAAGTAATGAACCAAATCCAGAATATTACGTTTCTAATTTTAGTGATTTTGTTGCTAGATTATTATTAAAAGATTCAACATTGATTTTTAGTACAGCTGATTCAACCAAAAATGTTCCTATTGGTCCGGCTATTGTTGGTCAAGATCCATCACAAAATATATATACTTCTTCCTTAACTGGTTTAACAGGAACAAGATACGCTGAATGTATGATACGAGTATTATGCACACATTTACTAGGCAATCCTTTATCTCAAACATTTATTAAAGATGAAACAGCATTAATTAATTATATTGAATCGGATGCTAATGTAAATATATTGGCTTCCCAATTAAATGAAACCTTTGGAGGGGATGTTTCAGCCAATGGTTTTATAATTGCTTCTAGTCAAAAATTAAATGGTGTAGATACAAGTATAGATGTATCTCAAAATGTTAGTGATGGTGTTGGAAATGTAATTTTAAAAACTATATATGAACAAATGTTTGCTGATATTAGTAATAATCCTACAAGAAGACAACGATTTGTTGAAATGTCTGATTTAAGTGGTAGTCAACAAAATATAAAAACATTTGTATACAAAATGCCATTTCTACCTGGTGATAGAATCAACTTCTACATTAGAAACTACATTAATTTAGATTTTGAAGCATTAACAGATGCTAGTGGAAATGTTACAAACACCTCAAATGATTTGGAATTATCCGATATTTTTCCAGGTGGATCATTATCCTTAGGAGTTCCATCACCAGGATGCTATGGTTGGATGGGTAATCCATCAAATAATTCGTTCAATGTTACACAACAAACAACTGATATTAGTGGAAATAGAAATATTTTTGATGCTCATGTTTGGAAAATACAAGTAACATTGGTTTAAATAACCAAATATTTTATGTATATAATTTAAAATTACAATATTAAATTATATAAATGCCTGTAGTTCGTATATGTCCTTATTGTAAAAAAAGTTTTTTAAAATCAACCTATCAAATGTTTGAACATGTTAAAAAATGTGATAAATATAAACCTGTAATTGTTAATGTAAATAATAATTCAAACGAAAAATCTTTAAAAATACTGAAAGTAGCAGATGAAATAAAACCAGATATACTTTTCTCATACAAATCACAAGACCCTAAGTAATTTACTAATAATACCTTTATAAAATATCCTAACATCATGCTTAAAATCACGGAGTTTATTATAGGATACCCATTTTATCATATCTTTTTCATACAATCCTTTTTTATTATAGAGTTCTGGTTTATTTTTTTTAACATATAAAAATTGTCTTCTAAAATTATTTACCAATTTATCATCATAAGGAATATAAACCAAAAAAGATTTATATTTATTGTGTTCTATTTCTTTTAAACATTTTGTATCAATTAAATGTTTAATATCTTTTTCATTACCAAAAAATCCACTACTTTCTTCAAATCCTTCGCGAATTGCTGTTTCTTTATAATGTTCTTTACCTTCTCTACTTCCTCCAAAATCAGACCATAATCCTTTTTTAGACTTATCTTTATCATATTTGTCTTTATTTTCTCTACCAAACAAAAACAACAATTTTCCTTTATATATTGTAAATGGTAATATACCTGCTCCCATTTAATATATATTAAACACTATATATTAAAAAATAATAAAAAACCAATTATCTTGATGGTTCAAATTTGTGAAACACATCTATCTCTCCCTTATTCAACAATTCAATTAACTCGTCCAACGATTTGTCACCATGTTCATCTTTATAGTAAACATATACAGGAGCAGCAGGAGATTCAATAAAAAACATTAAACCAACTAAATGCTTTAACCACTTACTTTCTAACATAATAATACTTTTTTGTAAATATTGAGGTCGTTTTCGTTTTATTTTTTTAATAAACATAGCCATTTTTATAGCATAAAATATACTAACATCACCAAAATTAGTAGCATCAAATAACATGGTAAATGGTTCTAATTTATTATACAATTCTAACCATGTCATTGTAAATTGTTTGTAATCTATATAATTTTTAATATCACCATTCATGTTAATATAGACCAATGGCCATTTATTTAAATCATAGGTGGCAAACATATATATAATATGTTGAATGTATATACATAAAATGAACGCTTCTATGTTTGGTAAAAACGATGAATCTATTACGGCATCAACTCATATGAAAAATAAGAAAAATAGTTATTTGTATACATCACGTAGTAATAATTCTCAAGAAATAACAATGAAAAATACAACAACTATTAAAAATGTTAAAAGTTATGATACTTTTTTATCAACAGTAAAGGGTTATAATCAGTGCTGTGATTTAAGTTGTAATTATACTACCTATTTAGAAAATGCAACAGACAAAATCAAAACAAACAATATAGATGATTGGTATGTTACAACAGTAAATTATGATGGATTACAATTAGATGCTTCAAATAATCCTATAGAAAAAAGTGAAATGTTAGGAGGAACAAATTGGCCTTACAATGACACTCGAGGGGGTGAAAAGGATTGTGGTTTAAAAACACCTTATTTTGTGGAAAATCATACTTATTTTAATAAAGATTCAACAAATAAAACACTTGCTACTAAAAAAGGGTCAGGAACATTTAAATATGGTCATTACTATATTTATGCTAAAAATAAACACATTGAATTTCCAAATACTAAATTAAAAGAGTAAATGAAATGGTATATAAATATTAATATGTGTTTTGATTATATATGCCACGAAAGACATCTTCGGTTGGCGTCTTGCAAAAATTTATATCAAAAAATCAAAATACAGTGGGATTTACTAGTAGTAGCGGTGGCGGTGGAAATTCAGCATTAGTACAAAAACTACAATCTTATATTAACGTAAATGTAAAGCCTCAATTTATAACCGATTATTTAAACAATCAAACGGATGATTTAGATAATTATATTTTAACTAACTATACTACAGTATTAAATAATTTAAATAAATATTTATCTGATAGTGATACAAGCTATTTAGCTGGCATAGGTATATCTATATTACAAATTACATCAAAAGGTAGAACTGATTTTAGAATATTATCTGAAGAAATACAACGATTAGAAGAAAGAGTAGATGAATTAGGTGGTAATTTGTTACCTCGTCAATCTCCTGAAGTTATTCGTGCTGTAGTAGAAGCAGATGTTTCATTGGATGTTAGATATTTGTTATATATTCAAACATATGGTGTTCCTCCTGGAGGTGTATTTGATCCAGTATTATTAGCTGAATTTGATGGGTATGATAATTAACATATTTTTCTTAGATAATATATAAAAATAATATGAATCATTCACAAGACCTAACAAAACATGATATTGCTATTAAAAAAACAAAAGATTTATGTAAAAAATTAAAACGTATTGTAAATGAAATAGAAACTATTATAGAACCTTCAACATCTCTCCCAAATCAACAAAATAATGTAAGCGTAGCGGGTGTTTCTGGTTCAGTTATAGATAATTCTTATCATTATTGGACAACCTCTTTGCGAAATTAATAAAAATTATAAGGTTTATTTATTTTACATTTTATTTAATAATCTAAGTTTTTCTTTTAATTCTTCAATCTCTTTTTTTTGAGATTGAAGTATGTTTGATTGAGATTCTATAATTTGCTCTAAATTCCTATCTGTTTTATCGCTATACCATAGTCCATTTTTATTAATAAAAGGCCCTATATCGTGGAACGTATTTCTATAGGTATTTATTTGTTGAATTAAATATTGAAAGGAATCATTTGTGAAATTATGAAAATCAATAGTATTAACATAATATTCAGTATCTCTACCTTGGTTTTTAAGTATTACATCTTGTAATTTATTTAAATGTTCAATATTAAAGGCAGATATGTTTTTCGATGCTTTTTTAATAATATCTTGATGATTTGAATCCGTGCTATTTGTATTGTAATTCATATTGTTTATGCTTAATAATACCTTTAAACCATTTAAAAAAAGCAATTTAATTGTTTTTAAGAATAAACCCTAATTCTAACTACATGCTCTCAAATTGCTTTTTTTTTTAAACCGAATGGTGATTCATATAAATTATAGTTAAAACGACAAACAAGTATTAAATTTCACAAACTACCTATCAACACAATGACTTCTATTGTAAACCAGTTTAATGAGTTTATTAAAACTCATAACTATGATGTTAAAACACATCAGGTCGAAGGTTTTGAATGGTGTTACAACAGAGAAAACGTAGCAGAGATGTATGGTGGAGGCTTATTATGTGATGAAATGGGATTGGGTAAAACGCTCCTGATGATATCATGTATTAAACTTAATCCTAAGAAAAACACGTTGATTGTAGTGCCAAAATCATTGATTGGTCAATGGAAAGAAAAGCTAACACTATTGTTGGGTAAGAAACCTAAGCTATTTCATGGTATATATGCTAAGTCATTTGTTGAAAATGCTGAGTTAGATGAGCAGATTGAGTGGTTAAGTAAAAATATATACATTACTACTTATGGTATGTTGAATTCTGTTTTAAGTAAGGTATCATGGGACCGTATCATTTATGATGAGGCTCATAATATGCGCTCACGAGGAACAAAGGTATTTCAACATGCTTTAAAAATGAATGGTAAAATCAAATGGATGGTTACTGGAACACCTATTCAAAACACGTGGGATGATGTAATAAGCTTATGTAAGGTTCTTAATTTTCCAGAAGGAGCAGACGCCTTACAAAAGGGTGCTTCAGTAGAAGTTCAACGTGATTACATAAAAAGTATTATGTTGGTTAGAACCAAGGATGAAGTGAAAATCAAAATGCCGAAGCTTAATGTAAAAATTATTAAGGTCACTCCTTCCACAAAAGAAGAAGAGAATATCATGACCGATTTTCACTCCAAACTTCAGTGTTCCAAGATCAGCAAAACATTGGCTTATCCTTTAGTTAATCGTGTTAGTGAGAGCCACCTGGCTTACCTAATACGAGCCAAACAGACATGTAGTCATCCTAAAATGGTTGAAAAAAGCATGAAAAAAGTGAGTGATGGCGATGATCTTATCCCTAATTTCGATAGTATGAGCACCAGTAAACTATCACAGTTAATCAAAACCATAGATTCACATGATAAAGCCGTTAAAAAGTTAATATTTTATACATTTAACCAAGAAAAGGCCTTTATTGAAAAAACCTTAAAATCTAAAGGATATCGTGTTGGTATAGTAAATGGTAAAACTGCTGTTAAAAACAAAAATAAAATAGTTAAGTCAATGGACTATGATGTTTTATTGGTTCAAATTAAGGCTGGTTCAGATGGACTTAACTTACAGCAGTATGGCGAGGTTTACTTCGTATCTCCACACTGGAATCCAGCAGTAGAGAAACAAGCAATTGCTCGTATCTATAGAATAGGGCAATTAGCATCAAAAGTTAATGTATATTACTTAGTATCTACATTTGATATTAAAAATAGTATTACACTAGACGAATATTGTATGGAAGTGAAACGCTATAAACAAGACCAAATAGACTTCTTATTTAATAATGAAGAAGATTAGATTACAAAAAAAAACAAAAAAAACAAAAAAACAAAACAAAAAAACAAAAAAAAACAACCTATTTTTGTTTTTAATGATATGCCCGTATATAAATTGATTTTATTTTTATACTATATATTAAATTTATATAGTAATCAACGTAATATATAGTAACAATAAATATGTCTCAACAACAAAACAATAAAGATAAACAAAAAACGTCAAAAGATAGTATGTTAAAAAATAATAAAAAGAAAGATAATATTGAAGATGAATATAGCGATGATGAAGGATCTTGTCCGTCTACATGTGCTTGTAAATATTGTGATACGAAAGACCCTGTTAATT